TAGGATATACAAAAGATATTCTAGTCGAATTAATGGAAATGGAAAATGCTAAAACTGAACCAAGAAAAACAGCAATTGAAATTTTAGATACTTATCTTGATGTTATTGAAGCTGAAGAAAAAGCAAAACTTGAAGCTGAAGAAAAAGCAAAACTTGAAGCTGAAGAAAAAGCAAAACTTGAAGTAAAAAAAGAAATTTCTTATGTTGTTGCAAAAGGTAAATCAATCACAACTTTATCAGGTATAAAAGATGATGGTGAAAATGTTGAAGAAAAACATTTTAAAACTAAAGAAGCATTTGATAATTTAGTTGCAAAAAAATTTATTGTTGAAGTGAAATAATAAAATGAATTTAAGAGATTTAGCAGAACAAGACCTATATATGATACTAGAAGATAATATCAATGGTTTTGGATGCAAAATCACTTTAATTGATCCAGATGGAGTTAATTCAGATGATTTAATTTCAGGTGGGTTAATAGGATATTCAAATGATATTTCACAAGTTATAGACCCTGATACTGGAATGATTGTAAGTGGAAGAAGTGCATCAATATCTATTAGAATTTCTACTTTAATTTTAGCTGGTATGTCAATGCCAAAAAGTATTGCAGATACTAACTTAAAACCATGGATAGTTAAGTTTAAAGATATTAATTTAAATCCTTTCACTTTTAAGGTTCAGCAGTCAAATCCAGATAGAACATTGGGAATAGTTACTTTACTTTTGGAGTTGTACAATGATAACTGAGTTAATTGATAAGCTAGATAATTTTGAAATTATAAGAGACAAGATAGCTCTTATTTTAGCAAATGAAATAGCAAATCAAAAAGTTATCGCAACAACTGAAGGAAAAATAAATCCAGATGAATGGAACTTCAGGACTTATACTGAAAGAAGTAATCCTTGGGAAGACTTTTTAAATATAAATGAAAGTGCCACTTTATCAGATAACTTACCTATCGTAAACATTTGGTTTGATAACTACGGAATTGAAGATAGAAGTAGTAATACAGTTGAAAGACAAACTATCGGAGGAACTTTCAATATTGATATTTATGCTTTAGGTATTTCAAAAAATAAAGTATCAGGTGGACATATTGCAGGTGATGAATTAGCAAATAGAGAAGTTCAAAGAGTTTTTAGATTAGTTAGAAATATTTTAATGTCAAGCCACTATACTTATTTAGATTTAAGAGGTGTAGTATCTAAAAGATGGATTCAATCAGTTACGGCATTTCAGCCAGATTCAAGTGGTAGAGATATGCAACAAGTTCAAGCTATAAGAGTATCATTTAATGTTCAATTTAACGAGTTTTCTCCTCAATATCAAGGTGAAATACTAGAATTAATATCAAATGAAATAAAAAGAAATGAAGATGGAAGTGTAATAGCAAATATTGATTTTACATATCCAATAACTTAAAGAAAGGAATATTATGGCTATTAGTACAGCAATAGATCAATCAGCAGTAGCAAGAGTAGTTGGAATAAAAACAGCATTTGTAAATTTACAAGGTGGAATTTTTTTATTACCTCAAAGATTAGCAATAGTTGGACAAGGTTCAACGAGTTCAGTTTATTCAACAGATAAGCGACAGATTACAAGTGCATCTGAAGCAGGAAGTTTATATGGATATGGTTCTCCAATTCATTTATCAGCACTACAATTATTCCCAACTAATGGTGATGGAGTTGGAACAATTCCAGTAACTATTTATCCGTTAGAAGATGAAAATCTAAGTGTTGCATCAACTGGGGATATTATACCAAGTGGATCACAAACAGCAATTGCAGCATATAAAGTTGTAATTAGTAATATCGAGTCATCTCAATTTGTAATTAATATCGGTGATTCAGTTGCGGTTATTGTTGCAAGTATGGTTGAAGCTATTAATTCAAATATCAATATGCCAGTTATTGCAGTAGATGGAACAACAGATGTAACATTAACTTCAAAGTGGAAGGGATTATCTGCAAACAATATGAAAGTTGAGGTAGTAGGTTCAACAACTGCTGGAACTTCATTCGCAATTACTCAAATGTCAGGAGGTTTAATTAATCCAAATATTGATGATGCTCTTTTACAATTTAGTAATGTTTGGGAAACAATAGTTTTAAATTGTTTAGATTTACAAGATACAACAACATTAGATAAATATAATGTTTTTGGTGAGGGTAGATGGGGCGCATTAGTTAAAAAGCCTTTAGTAGTATTTACTGGTACAAATTTAACAACTGTAAACGATGCAACTACAATTTCAGATGCAAGAAAAACAGATAGGGTAAATGTTCAATTAGTTTTACCGGGTTCAAAAGAATTAGCTTTTGTAATTGCTGCTAGACAATTAGTAAAAATTATAAAAACTGCAAATAATAATCCAGCTAGAGATTATGGAAGTCAAAAAGCAACTGGATTAATACCTGGATCGGATTCAGTTCAATGGAATTATATAGATAGAAATACAGCAGTTTCAAAGGGAAGTTCAACTATTGAAGTTAAAGATTCAGTAGTAAATTTATCTGATATAGTTACATTTTATCATCCAACGGGTGAACCAATTCCAGCTTATAGATATGTTTGCGATATTATAAAAGTTCAAAATATTATCTTTAATTTAGATTTAATTTTTAATACTGAAAGATGGGATGGTGCTCCATTAATTCCAAATGATCAACCGACTGTTAATCCTGATGCAGTAACTCCAAAAATGGCTATTGCAGAGATTAGAAATATGTTAGATTCATTAAATTTAAATGCTATTACAAGTGAAGATTCAGACCATAAAGCTATTATTTTAGCTGAGATTAGCGCATTAAATCCTAAAAGATTAGATATCGCAACAACATTAAGAATTAGTGGTAATGCAAACATTATTAGTATTGATCTTAACTTCGGGTTCTATTTTGGAACTCCAACAGTTTTATAAGGAGTAATATATGGCTGCAATAGGTGGAAGTATTGAATCTGTTTCATTAGGTGGGCGACTTTTTGCAGTCCCTGCTGATTTAGAAACAAATAGAAAACTAGGTGGATTCGAAAATGAAATCCAAACAAATGGGAATGGTACGGCAAGAATTATAAAAACAAGAGTGCCTTTATCAATAGATGGATTATCAGTTGAAATTGATGATGCAAGAGCAGATCAAGAGTATTTAAAAACTTTAGCAGATGGTAAAGACTTTTTTACAATTGCGATTACTTATGCAAGTGGTGTATCTTATTCTGGTAAAGCTCAAATAGTTGGAGAATTTCAAGCTAGTTCTCAAAACGCAACTTGTACCATTTCATTGATGGGTCCAGGTATTTTAACAAAACAATAAAAATTAAAAGGATTTACAATGCCAAAAGAATTTAAAGTTAATAAAGAACAAGCAGAATTAGAATTTTCTAATTTTGCTGATGCGATGGATTTAGATATAGAGTTAGATTCAATGGAAAGTGATGATAAAAAAGAATTCCAAAAAATCAAAGATAAAATCATAAAAGCAATTATGATTGGAAGTTTAACTTTTAATGATAATGATGAACCAGTTTTTACACCTCAAAGAAGTGAAGACATTAAACCATTAACGTTTAAAGAGCCTAAAGGATCTACATTTAAATGTATGGATGGCCATAAAGATAATCAAAACATGGGTAAAATGTTCGCTATTATGGCTGAAATGACTGGAACGACTGCGGGAACTTTTTCAAAGTTATCAGGTCAAGATTTTAAAGTTTGTACGGCAATTGTTACGCTTTTTTTGGGATAACAAAAACATTACTTGTTAGGCATGGAGAGGATACTAGAATTTATCCTCTCAAATTTCATACTTTACCAAATGTCTATACTGAAATGTTTTTACAAATATGTAGAGATTATTCAAGCCTTCCAGACCCAAGAACTTTAACTATGAGTGAAATAAAATTTTATTACAATGGTTTAAGATCAGAATTAAAACAACACACTAAAGGATAATATTATGGCTACTAGATTTACTATTGAATCAGTTTTTAAAGCAGTTGATAATTTATCTGCACCAGTTGCAAAAATGCAACAAAAAATAAATAGAATGACTAGTGGAATAAATAGTAATCTTAAAAGTATGAATAGTGTATTAGGAAAAGTTGCAAGATCAATAGGATCAGTAGCTAAAACAGCAATAAAAGCAGGAGTAGTAGGAATTGGAGCTTTGGCTACTGCTACTACACTATTTTTAAGAGAATTTGCTAAAATAGAAGATGCAGAAGCATCATTTACCCCATTACTAGGTGGAGCAGAAAAAGCCAAAAAGATGGTAGAAGCTTTAAATAATACTGCTGCAACAACTCCATTTCAATTTGAAGACTTAGCAAATACTGCAAATCAATTATTACCAGTAATGAACGGAAATATAGAAAATACAATTAAATCAATTAGAATGTTAGGTGATACATCTGGTGGTAATGCTGAAAAATTAAAATCAATTACCGCAGGATATACAAAAGCTATGCTAAAGGGTAAAGTTGATTTAGAATCACTTAATATGATTGGTGAAGCCGGAGTACCTATTTTTCAAGAATTAGCAAAAACAATGAATACTAAAGTTGGAGATAAGTTCTTTAAAATGATTAGTTCAGGAAAAGTTAAAACAAAAGATTTAACTAAGACTTTTGAAAACATGACTAAAGAAAATGGAATTTTTTCAGGAGGAATGGAAATAGCATCAAGAACGCTATCGGGAGTTTGGAGTACATTAAAAGATAATATCTCATTAACAGCAGCAGATATTGGTAGCGTAATGGCACCAGTCGTAAAAGATTTATTAAAAAAGATTATTGATACAACTGGAAGCATAAGAGAATGGGTAAAAGCAAATAAAGAATTAATATCAATTAAATTTGATAAATTTGTAGATACTGTAAAAAGTAGTGTAGAAAGATTGATAGCTGGACTGAGTGACCTAAATAGCAATTATTCAATTATAGATAGGTTAATAGATGGAATTAAGATGATAGGGGATGCTGTATCGTTTTTATCAGAGCATGGAAAAACTATCGCAATTTTTGGAGGTACTATTTTAGCTTTATCAGTAATATTAAATACATTTATAGCAGTAATGACAGCAGTTAATTTAGTGATGGCTTTAAATCCAATAGGATTGATAATTATTGGAGTTGGTTTATTGGTGGCTGCTTTTGTATGGCTAATAACCAAAATAGATGATGTAGAAGCTTATTTTGATGGGCTAGGAGAAACTGCTAGAAATGTTTTAGCACCAATTAGACTTTTAATAGATGCACTTCAAACAGCTAAAGAGTGGGGAGGAAAAGCATTAGAATTTTTAGGATTAATAGATAAAACAGAAGTAAAACTTCCTAATATCCCAAAATTAGAAAATGCTATTATTCCAGATCCATTGAAAAATATACCAATTGTTAAAACAAATGATGTAATTAAAAAAGATATTTCAAATGCAGAAAACCCAAATCTTAAACAATTTGAAAATT